CTGGCTGGATTTCACGAAGTGTCGGATAAATAAACCAACCAGTTGAGCCGCGTCCGGTTGTGCCTGACCAGATGGGAAACTGTTTGAATTTATTTGATCCGAACTCCGTACCGCCCCAGAGATCCTTTGTTGTTGCACCGCCGGAGAATTTCTGACTTACGAAACCAAAAGACAATTCGCCAATCTTGGACGACTTAGATACACGGGAGCCACTGGCAATCCTGTCAGCTGCTTTACCTCTAGAGACGGCTTTTTGTTGAATCTTGCCTTGAGCAAATTCTGCCAGTGCCGATGATTCTCTTTTAGCTGCATCAGTTGCTTCTGAATCCATCGCCTTAAAAGCCGAAGTAATGGCGCGAAGATCTTGCTTGTTGTAAGCAATCTCAACGTTGTCGCTCATTCTGTTTCTCCAGTATCTCGAAAGCCGTATAGATCTGCTCCGCCGTCGTCCATTCGCTCATCGGAATTCCCGTCGCTATTGCAAGCTCGACGAGTATGCGATTTACGCTTCCGGCGGCGTAACTTTTGGGAGAACGTCACCGACTGTCACATCGGCTACTGTTTCACACCAAATCTCATAGCTTTTGATTGGCTTGCCACCGGCTTCACGTTTCATCGCATTCCACGCAAGGAAAAGAAGATCAGAGATTCCAATCTTCTCCTGCGCTTGCGAAATTGTGCTGCCCGTCTTTTGTTCCCATTTAGCCCACTCTGGAGGTTGTGCAGTGTAAGTGCCGAACTCCCCAGTTGTGTATTCGATTGTGATTGGTAGTCGCATTTCGTGCTCCCGTTTCTATGAGTTTGATCAGGTGATTGTTATGACTGGAGTTGTTGCGCAAAGCATTGCCCAGGTGTCAGTCTGTGCATCTGGAGCAGCGCCGCCAGCAGTTGGAGCCACTGGAAAGACTGTGCCAGCAAATGATGCGCCGGTTGCTGATACAAGAGTGAAAGAGAGTGCAGTATTTGGAGAAGAAGTGAACGCAGTCCACATTGCTTCAAATAGTGATGAAGTTGCGCCCCAATCTGCAAGAAGCGAGATGTTGAGTGTCCACTGATCATCGATGTGCTTGTAAGCCTTGCCATCGAGTGTTTGATATGTCGTGATCACTGGCGCATTGACCAGAGTGACCGCAGTTGTCTGCGCGTCATAATTCACTGAATTCAGGGTGAAGGTTATGTCGCGACCCGTGACGATAGTTGTTGGCATTTGTCTATCTCCTTAGATTGTCTGTTGTGTGTAGTAAGTGCTGACCGCGAGATCCGCCACTAGTAGGTTGGTCGCGCCGACCTGCTGGATTGTCGGACGTTCAACGTCTCCGACTTCATATCCTGCTGGCATCGCTGCGATGATGCTGATAATCAGCTGCTCAAGATTGTCTAATGCTCCGGCCGTGTTGTTATATGCAACGGCCGCAGTGACCACGAAGTTGATTTTCACGCGTACCGCAGATTTGCCGATTGTTGTCGTTTCCAAATAAGGCGAATCGGGAACGATTACGCAAGCCGGCGGAATCACTGCTTCTGGAGGCGATGAATAAACTGATGCGACTACACCCGATAGAGCAGTGGCAAGAGTGCCTCTGACGTTAGTAGCGATTGTTGTTGGTGTAGGCATTAGATGGCCATCGTTGAAGTGTCAAGGTATGGTGAAAGTAATCCGACCACTCTGTTCATTAAAGATCGTCCCATTCTGTAAGGCGATGGCGTAAAATCGACGCCTTCTATTTGGCCACCTGGAGCGACCACGGATTGGAAAATCTCCACACTTACAATCGTCACGGCTTGCTCTACTGCCGGAGTTGATGCGTAAAGTGTGGCGGCATTGGCTCCGGATAAGTAGGCAACGCCAGCTGGTATGACTTCGCGGAAGGAAATGTTCGCGTTTGTCTTAGCAGCTGTAAAGACATAAATAGCGCCAGAGTAAAGATTGAACACTGGAATAAACGGAAAAGTCTCCCAATAATTTGATGTGACTGTGACTGTTCCGTTAAAAGTTGATGGAACGCAACCAGTAATTACGACTGTTTGACCTTCGACAAAAGTGTTGGGACGTTGTGTGACGTAATAGGCGACATTGTTTTGAAGATAAACGCCGGCGATTGCAGCTTGATTAGCAGTCAGCATTGGCAAAATTACTTGTTCAGCAGAATCAATGATTCCGTCAAGGTAGGCATCTGAATACAGGGACGACGAAACGCCCAAGACTGTTCGCAGTTGCGATGCAGTGATGATTGCTGGCATTTCATCGTCCCTTCGTATTCGGCTGGGCTAGATACGGGAGCGCACCTAGCCCATGATTAGTTTGATCAGGTTAGGTTGAAACGACGGAGACCGCCGGCGAATGTCACACCTGCTGCGACATATCCATAGAGCATCAATTCAATTTCGCCAGATATTGGAACGTTGGCGGAAAGTGTAAGTGCAGGAGATTCAAAAATTTCGATTGAACGTGGCTCAATAATAAACGCTGATTCGTCGATAGTTGTTGAAACCATGTTTGCATCTACATAGAGATCCAAGCCCAAGACGTTTCCACGAATTGATGTTGGATTAGCAGTACCACCAGCATTTTGTGTCAATGGCTGAGCGTTATAAATTGGACGACCAGTTGAATCAGTTGCACCCATCAAGAGTGACCATTGTGATGTACCAGCAACGTATGCAGTTGCAGTGCGCTTTGTTGCATTGTATGCAGCTGCTGATTCTGTTGATACGAATGAGATGATTCCGGCTGATGATGCAGCTGTTGTTGCAGCTTGTGTTCCACCGGCAACAATTTGGGCAATTACGTACTCATCGACCGCCTGAGCGTAGCCATCACGGAGATTCTGCAGCATGATTTCATAGAATGATGGATCTGAGCGATCTAGCAATTCTACTGAATAGCGTTGGAATCCAGCCTTCTTGATTACTGTCGCATTGACGTAAGCAGAAGTGATTTGAGTTGTTCCAGTTGGATCTCCGCCTTCTGCCACTGTTGCCACTGTTGAGTTGGCAGTGATTTTAGGAATTGAGACTGTCATTCCGTATGAGTTAAGTGGACGTGTACCACCGCAAGCGTCCACTGTTGGACGAACCATTGTTGTATTAGTTGCAACGTCGCGAATATATGAAACTGGTGAGAATGCTGGATTTGTTGAGAATGAATCATCGGCAGCCATTACGTACTGACGAGAATCTTCGTTGCCTAGCTTCGCCTTAATTGTGTGCTCAAGGTATGCCCCTGGAGTTGCAATTGGTGAACGTGGCTTTGTGAAGTACAACGGACGAGTTGCATCTGTTGTTGTTACGACTTTGGAAGCTTCAACCGCTTCGGCTGCTGCTTCGGGAACGGCTGGAGTTGATTCCACTTCGTTTTCTCCTTCGATTGTTGGTGTATTTGTTTCTGATTCTTCGGCTTGTGGCTCTGATTCAGAATCTTCTGTTTCACTAGCTGCGACTGCTACCTTCGCGCTGGCAATTGCTGGATCTGTTACCAGCGAGACTTCTTTTAATGAACTTGCACTAATAACAAGAACGCCATCGACATTCTTATACTTCTCAGCTAGAACGCCTACTGAAAATCCATCGCGCAATCCAGATGATGCTTCGACTAAAGAATCGTTGCCGGCAGTTGTGTTGCCAATTGAAAATGTCGCATCAATTCCAGAATCGGTGACTTTGTAAGATTTTAAGAATCCAATTGGAGCTTCACGGCGATGCTCAAGTAGCAATTTAGTTGAATCGCCAAAAGTAATTGATCCAGGCTTAAATGATGTCGCTCCGGCTGATGTAGATCCAGTTTCATTCCAGGTGACTATGCGACCAGAGATTTCACGCTTTGGAAAGTCTGTGGCCGTGACCTTGATTGAGAAATCAAGATTCATCGGAGTTGGCTTTGTTTCTTTCATGAGATCATGTCCTCTTCTCGTCGGATTTCTTCTGTTGTGATTGCACCTATATCAAATAACAATTTGTAGACTTCTGCGCGCTCTTTGGCTGATCCACGTAAATAATCATCAAGGTCAAATTTAACTTCTTGCGATGCCGGAACAAAATCATTTGGCATTCCAGTCATTGAAAGACGCTCTTCGATGCTGGTCATTACATTTCTCAGCGAGAAATCGACAAGAGATTGACGTGAAAGAGCTGCATTTGAATAAGTCATACTGGAGCCAGTTTCAGCATCGACGTAATAAGCCGGAATGCCGCAAGCTCTTGCTAATTCAGTTGCAACGTAGGATCTAGCTTGATTGAGCTGCAATTTTTCTGGATCAAATCCTAAAGCTTGCAATTCGACGTCAGCATTTAAGAATGCAGTTGAACGATTGCGTCGAGCACTTCCCCAAGACTCAAGAAGCTTCGCGATGCGATCTGCTGGAAGTGCAGTGCCATTAGATTTCAAAACCATCGTTGGAACTGGCTCACGTGCATACATAACTGCAGCGCGTTCCAATTCTGCGCCGGCTTTGATTGTGCGACCAGCGCGATTCAAAATTCCTTCATCGTTTCCGTAAAACACTGCAAGAGCACCGACGCCAGAATCTGGAACCGGAATGTTGTCCACTGTGTAATACTCAATCTCTGTTCCACGTGCGTTTGTAATAATTCCAACGCGAGTTGGCGAAATTCTTTCAGCTGCACGAATGCGATACGTGTCAGCGTAGATTTCCGTGATTCTTAAATAGCCGTAACCGAATAACAATAAATCCTCGCACAGCCAGGCATAAGTACTAGATCCTGGAACACGTGGATCTGGTTGATTGATGCACTTTGGCGGCGTCTCGACTTCTGATCCATCAGCTTTGACGCGAACCTTTAATGGAATCGATGCGACGCTTGAAGTAATGATGTTACGTGCGCGAGCACACGTTGGCACTGACATAAATTCTGCACGTGATGCAGTGATGCCAGTGATTCCGTAGAAATTGTAAATTGAGTCCGTTGTATTTGTAGGCGCAAGAGATGCCTGGACGTCATACGTCGGTGACGGAGCCGATGTTGTGACGTTGCGAGAAAATAGACCCATGCGTGAAGTCTAAAGGTTTGCTATACATCTAACCGACCAGAATATCAATCTCCATCTCTGGGCGTGTCGCAAAATGTGTCGCCAGAGCCGAAGCCACAGCTGCGCAGACTGCAACGCTTGAGGCGCGCCGACCGATAATCCAACCGCCATCGCCCATTGGTAATCTGACTGCCGATAATATCTGCTTGGATAATTCTGCCTGTTTTCCGTGGATCAATCTTTTTGAGGTAATCGCACCTAGTAATTCATCGCAGCTCTGGCCATAGAGTGCTCCATCGATGCTGATGATGGGAATGCCGGCCGGTTGTAATCGCGCAGCTACGGCAGAACTTGTTCGCTTGCTGAAAGCCACATATTCAATCGGATATTTTCTGGCATAAGGCGCGACATCGTTGGCGATGGCTTTATCGTCAAGTGAGATTGGATTGTGCCAGGTGTGCAGAAGCTTAATGTTGAAAGTGTCGTCGGCATTCTTTTGAGCCGCGACCAATGCCCCATCTCTACGATCTGGCGATAGATCTAAGCCAAACCATGTCAGCTTCTCGACATCAAGCTGCACTTCATCGGATCCACACTCTTCCCATTCTTTGACTGGAATTGCTCCGGAGATTGTATTGACCCAACGGCACAAAACCTCCGTCTGAACTACATCTGGCGGATCATTGAGAACGGCGCGGATATTATCTTCGTGAATTGTGTGACCGAGAGCCGGATTGCTCGCGACCCAATTCTTTTCATCTTCAATCTTGTCCGAGAATGCTGACCATTCAAAATAGGCGATGTCATCGTTTCCGCCAGCAGCCGAAGCCATACCGCGCTCGCGTAGTTGATTGAGAATCAACGAATGTTGATCTCCGGCATTTGAAAATGTCCAGAGTTGAGGATTTTTAGCGGCCATCATCGTATATCTCATAGCTGACCACGCTTCGGTGTCTTTTAGCTGACGCGTCTCGTCCATATACACAGTCTCAGGTTTGGCAAATCCACGCGCCGCAGCATTGGCAGCCTTGACCACATATCGCGCACCGGACATCAATTCAATCTCTTCGGATCCATGCGCCCATCGGATCTTCTTGACTTGCTTAGCCAGAGCCGGATTGCTTTCAATGATGCTGACCACGTGCCGGAACGTCTCCAGCGATGTAGTCAGAACGTGCGCTGATCCAAGCTGCAAAGATTCTTGCCATAGGAAAAGCCGCGCCAGAATTGACATCTCCATAATCGTAGATTTGCCGTTCTGCCTAGCTGCAACGACCACGACCAGAGGCGCATGCCACCGGCCGTCCGGCTTAATTTTGAGCGCGTGTTCGAACACGAACTTCTGCCACGGCATCAATTCAATGCCGATAGAAGCTGCAAAATCTATAATTTCCAAGCCTTTTGACGGCAAATCGTTGAGCCTAGAGTGGATTCTAGGCGTTCCTGAGCCGATTAGACGGCTAGGTTGGGTATCAATTCCCTGTTCGTCCCTGTTCGAGCCTGTAACGACCTGCAACGCCCGATTCTGCCCTGTTGTGGCCTTAGTCATGGCTTGTGCTCTCTTGTGTCGGTGAAAACGGAAAAG